CCGTTCGATGAGTTTGCATTGGCTGATGCTGATGAAGAATCGATTGCAGCTGCACATATGTTTGTTGACCAGCTGAAGGGCAAGATCGATCAGCTCAAGGAGAAAGATACTTACTTTGACGTGATCGTAAAAGAAGAGAAGAAGAAAGAGCGTAAGAAGCGTGACCTAGCGGCGTCTAGCTCTGATTCCGATCTGGGGGAAATCTTTAAATGAATAAGCCAGACTGGGATGAACTTCCCCCACAAGAGCAACTAAGATATACGTCTCTTATGGAACAGCTGTTTCCTAATCTTTCTTTTCATGAACTGGAAAAAAAAGCACAAAAATATTATGAAAGTTTGTATAAATAGATGTGTATCGCGGGATATGTGAGAGTCTCCCCATACACTCTAGAAACAAACAGGAGTTCCAGCATGGATATTTATACAGTAAAAGCACTGGTCGAAAAGTATTCTAACCGCCCTACCCCATGGTTAGAGTTCGAACCACCAAAACTTATTCCTAACTTTCAAATAGATGATGGCTATGATACTCGTACTTCTTGGGGGTTTATGAGCGGTAAACATAATCCTAATTATGGCGGAAATATTACAAAACAATCTTGGATCGATGGCCACCACGATCATGTCGATCATTCAGCTTCAGCTAAAAAAGGTTGGAAAAATCGGGATAAAGACGTAGCAGTTAAGAAGATGTGCGCAGGTCATAAAAAATGGCGTGAACAGAACCCCGAAAAATTTGCTAAAATGCAAAAAGAAAAAGCCCAGAAATCAAAGATGTACACGGCTAAAAAACTATGGTATAATGGTAAGGTCTATATGGGTTATAAGGAATTGAAAGAAATGACTGGTATTTCTAGATACAAATATGACAAATACTATGGAGAAGGAAATTGAGAATTGCTATACTTTCCGATACACATTGTGGGATAAGAAATGCTTCGGAAATATTTGCTGAAAATGCAAATCTATTTTATTCTGATATTTTCTTTCCTTATTTGCTAAAAAACAATATAAAAACAATTGTGCATTTGGGCGATGTGTTCGATAATCGTAAATTTATTCAATTTAAAGCTTTAAGAAATTTTCGTAAATCTTTCCTTCAGAAGCTACGTGAATATGGTATTCATATGCACGTTATTCCTGGTAACCACGATTGTGCATACAAAAACACCAACGAACTCAACTCACTCAAAGAACTCCTCGGTCATTACATGGGCGAAGTTACTATCCACATGGAACCCAGTGTTGTCGATCTGGATGGTTTTAAGCTTGCGCTCCTCCCCTGGATCGCACCAGAGAACTACGACCGATCAATGCAGTTTATCAACACCTGTAAAGCAGACTGGCTTGGCGGGCACTTAGAACTACAAGGGTTCGATGTGTTACGTGGTGTACAATCACACCATGGTCTAAACCACAGTATCTTCTCACGATTTGAAAAGGTAATCTCTGGCCACTTCCACGTTGGTTCAGAACGTGATAACATCCACTATCTTGGTACACAGCTGGAGTTTTTCTGGTCAGATGCTGGCGATCAGAAAGGTTTCCATGTACTGGACACGGAGACACGCGAGCTAGAGAAGATCGTGAATCCACATACACTCTTCGAACGTATTGTCTACGATGATTCGAAGGTAGACTACAGCATGTTTGACACTGCCCACTTGGATAATAAATTTGTAAAAGTTGTGGTAATTAACAAGTCAGACCTATTTACATTTGATCGGTTTATTGATAGAATACAAAGTCAGAAGATCCATGATCTGAAGATCGCCGAGAACTTTAACGAGTTCATGGGTGAAAATGTAGAAGATGAATCCATTTCGCTGGAAGAAACCAGTGAGCTGCTCGATAGCTATGTTGATGCAGTGGATACGGATTTAGATAAGGATAAACTGAAATTAAATATGCGTAATCTATTGGCAGAAGCCCAAGCGCTTGAGGTTGCGTAAAATATTTTAAAATTCTGTTGGCAGAAGCACGGATCTATTATAAATAAATATAACAACAACATTTATAATAGGTAATAAAATGGCATATCTGTATAAAACGACAAATATTAAAAATGGTAAGTATTATATAGGCGTATCTTCAAGAGAAGATGAGCGTGAAACTTATCTAGGTTCCGGTAAATTTCTAAAATTGGCTATTAAGAAATATGGTAAGAATAGCTTTCGGAAAGAAATACTTGAAGAATTTTCTTCCTTAGAAGAGGCATTTACGAAAGAAGCAGAGATTGTAAATGAAGATTTTGTTAACGATCCAGAAACTTACAATTGCGTTATAGGTGGTGGAGGATCAGGACCAAAAGAGTTTAATGGTGTTTATGGCAAACGCTGGAAACATAGCGATCAAAGTAAACAATTAATGTCAAAACTTGCTACTGGAGAAAATAATCCTAGATTTGGAAAATCATATTCGGATGAAGAAAAAGAACAAATCTCTAATAGAATGAAGGAATATTACTCAAAAAACCCACATCATGCTAGCGGTAATATACCTTCTGAAGAAACCAAGAATAAACTCAAAGAAGCTTCAAAGAAACATTATTCTAATAGACCTAGAAAAACCTGTCCTCACTGTAATAAAGAATTTATTGATATGCATTATGGTAGATATCATGGTGATAGGTGTAAAATGAAAAAGGAAGTTGCATGAACGATTATATTGAACACATCCAATTAGAATATGATAAAAATTCTTTATTAAAAGAAATGGAAACTTATAATTATAAACCATTTCAAAATAAGGTAAAAACAGGTTTATGGTCAGATTATTATCCTTCTTGGCTTTTCAGTCAAGTTGAAAACAAAGAAATGAGTGAAGTTAATAGAATTACCTCTATTATAGCCAAAAAAATTAATTCGCAAGATTTTTTAGTGCATTTTTTTAAGCAACAGCCTAATACCGAAGTACCATGGCACATTGATACCAATACCGAATCTAGTTTTAATATTATTTTATCGGATGATTCTGCACCAGTTTTATTTGAGCCTGATAAAGAATTTTATTATAAATGTGCTATATTAAATGTAAAAAAACGTCATAAAGTACCTCCTTATCCCAAAGAACGTCTTTTATTAAAAATGAGCATAGCAGATGTAAAATATCATGATGCCGTAAAGCGATGGAATAAATGATTGTATTTAAAACTTTTCGCTAGAAAAATGAAAACGTATAAATACTTCCGAATAGGAGGAATTTATGCTATTATCAACAGAGCAGAAAAAAGATTGGGAAAATTCTACCCCTCCAGAGATTGCAGAAAAATACGGCATTTCGCCGGCTACTATTAATAGGTGGTCTAGAAAAAATAATGTAAAGCCTAAAAGGAAACCAGGATCCGGTGGTAAATCTAGGCCACCTAAAGCTAAGATACAATGTCCGGTCTGTGGTAAGTGGCATAAGAGGGAAAAATATTGCTCAAGAACGTGCATGTATAAGTGTGATGAATATCTTAATAAGCTGAGAGAAATAGATCGCTCTTATATGAAAACTGAGAAATATGCTAATACTCTAAGAAAGCCTAATACCCCAGCATATAGAAAATATTCTGGTGAGGTACATAGATTGACTAAATGGACCTATGAGAAATACAAAAGTGAAATCAATCCGAATGACTATCCTAGGACACTATGTGGGGTTGATGGCGGATATCAATTAGATCATATCATACCTATTAAGTTTGGGTTTGAAAATAACATACCTCCAGAAGTTCTGGCCGAGAAAGATAACTTAAGGATGTTACCATGGAAAGAAAATCTGATGAGGAATTATTTGAAGAGCTAAATAAAGATGACCAGCATCTCTATTTACGAAGGGCCGATTATTTGATACAATATGGCTATATACAAAATGAATCACGTGAAAGTCTTGCTGTTAGAATCTACAGCAAGCGGAGGGTAAAACAATCATAATATTCAAATCTATAAAATGGAAAAATTTCCTTTCTACTGGTAATAACTGGACTGAGATTAATCTTACGTCCCATAAGTCCACACTAATTGTTGGCCACAATGGTGCAGGTAAATCCACTATGTTGGATGCTATGTCTTTCGCACTGTTTGGTAAAGCCCACCGTAATATCAATAAGCCCCAGCTGGTTAACACCATCAACAACAAGAACTGTCTTGTAGAAATTGTGTTCCAAGTGGGTAAAGCAGACTTCAAGATCGTACGCGGTCTGAAGCCACAAGTGTTTGAGATTTGGAAAAATGGTAATCTGATTAACCAGGATTCGAAAGCACTTGAATACCAGAAGATCCTCGAGCAAAACATTCTGAAGCTTAATCATAAAAGCTTCCACCAGATCGTTGTGCTCGGTAGTTCCTCCTTTATTCCTTTCATGCAGTTGAGTGCACAACATCGTCGTGATGTTATCGAGGATCTTCTGGACATTAACGTGTTCTCCAAAATGAATACCCTGATCAAGGAAAAGAACGCAGTACTAAAGGAAAAGCTTAAAGATATCGCATATCAGTTGGACTTGAAGAAGAACCAAATCGAATCCCAGAAGAAGTATATTCGTGATATTACTGCTATGAACGAGGAGGAGATTAATGCAAAGAAAGGTCAGATCAAAACAGGTGAAGAAGAGATTACCATGCTCATACGTGAGAATACGGAGCTATCCACTTACATCGAACAAGAAAGTGAAAAGACCGAACAAGCTCTCAAGAAAGCACACGATCGTAAACAATCTTTACTCCAGTATAAAGCCACATTTTCATCCAACATTAAAACAGTTGTTAATGATGCAAAGTTCTATGAGGAGAACGACGCGTGCCCTACATGTTCTCAACAAATCACGGAGGAGACACGCACTACTAAGTTGGCAACTGCTAAATCAAAGGCGGCTGAATTACAATCGGCCCTTCGAAAAGCAGATGAAGAAGCTGCGATAGTCGTAGACGATATTGAGAAATATACAACAGCGGCAGAGATCATTCGTGAGAAGCAAGCAGCTATCCATGGTAACAACCGTACAATTCAGCGCATCCAAAACACCATTAAATCGCTGAACGAAGATATCGCTCGCCTGACCTCGCGCACGGGCGACCTCGCGGGCGCGAACGCAGATCTATCTGATATGAATGCTGATAAGGATCGATTCATGGAAGAGCGACTGAAGCTGAACGAGGAACAGTCGTACAATACTGTTATGGCAGAAATGCTGAAAGATACGGGTATTAAGACAAAAGTAATCAAGCAGTACATTCCAGTAATCAATAACCTTGTTAACAAATATCTGCAGATCTTGGATTTCTTTGTACATTTTAATTTAGATGAAGAATTCAAAGAAACAATTAAGTCTCGCCACCGTGATGCATTCACATATGATAGCTTTTCTGAGGGTGAGAAACAACGCATCGATTTGGCATTGCTGTTTACATGGCGTATGATTGCTAAAATGAAGAACTCTGTTGCTACTAACCTGCTGGTGCTAGACGAGACCTTTGATTCGTCGCTAGACCACGATGGCGTAGAAAATCTGATGAAGATCTTGTACTCATTAGATGATAATACCAATGTATTTGTTATCAGTCATAAGGGTGAAATCCTGGATAATAAGTTCCAGAACAAACTAGAGTTTTTCAAAGAGAAAAACTTCTCAAAAATTCACAATTACGGTTTACAAGTTGCTTAATTTATTATATAATGCTTTTATTATGAAAAAGGATGAGCTATGAAACTTACAGAATATACCACGCAAGTACTAAAGAACTACTCTGGTATCAACAGTAACATCGTAATCTCGACAGGCAATGTGGTATCTACGATCTCTGAGGCACGTAACATCCTGTCGACTGCTACGATTGACATGGAGTTCCCATCTGACTTTGGCATCTATGATCTGAATGAGTTCCTTGGTGTACTATCGTTGGTAGACGAGCCCCAGATTAAGATCGAAGAGAAATATGCTGTTGTTGGTGATGCCACCGGTCGTTCCAAGATCAAGTACTTTTTTACTGATACAGATATGCTTACTGCACCGAATCCATCCATGCTTGAGAAAGCTACTGCGATGAACGACTTTGAGGTAAGCTTTACTCTTGATCAAGACACGCTGAACAAGATTAAACGTGCAGCCTCTGCTCTTGGGCATACGTCGGTGTCGGTTACGGCATCGAGTGGATCAATCGCACTGACTGTATTTGATCCAGAGAATACCACGTCGAATACATTCACTATTGAATTGGCGGGTACATATGAGAGTGAAGACTTTAACTTCATTCTGAACATCCAGAACCTGAAGATCCTGCCTGGCGACTATAACGTCGGTCTGTCTTCGAAACTCATGTCCAGATTTACACACACAGAAAAGAATGTAAATTATTGGGTAGCTTTAGAAAAAACATCAACTTACGGAGCTTAATATGAGCAACCAAATTACAGATATCTCGAACCGTGTCGCACGTAGTACTATTGCAGTCATTGACACTATTGTTCAACGTGGCGGATTCCGCGGTGAAGAACTAACTACGATTGGTCAGCTGCGCGATCAGTGTGTACAACTAACAGCGCTTTGTGAACAAGCAGCATTAGACGAAGCTGAAGAATAACTGTTTACATCTAACTCCAAATATTATATAATGAAATCTCAATTGAATCGGAGTTACTATGTCGAAAGACTTTCTTTGGGTGGAGCGATATCGCCCTAAAACAGTTGCTGAAACCATCCTACCTAATCGGTTGAAAGATGTGTTTCAGAAAATGGTAGACACTGGTGAGCTGCAGAACATGCTGTTCACCGGTACTGCCGGCCTCGGTAAAACCACGGTAGCGAAGGCTTTGTGTAATGAGCTGGGTCTAGATTATATTGTAATCAACGGCTCAGAAGAGGGTAATATCGATACTCTCCGCGGCAAGATTAAACAATTTGCCTCGACAGTTTCTTTCTCTGGTGGCTACAAAGTAGTTATCCTAGACGAAGCAGACTATCTCAATCCACAATCGACCCAACCTGCGCTACGTGGTTTTATCGAACAGTTCTCTGATAACTGTCGTTTTATTCTTACTTGTAACTTTAAGAACCGTATCATCGAACCGTTACATAGTCGATGCGGTGTCTATGAATTTAATGCTACGAAGTCGGAAATGGCTGAACTAGCAGCACAATTTTTTGCCAGATTCACATATATACTGGATCAAGAAGGCGTACCGTATCAGAAAAAAGCTGTTGCTGATCTGATTATGAAGTACGCTCCAGATTGGCGGAGGGTGCTAAATGAGGGACAACGTTGGGGCAGCAGTGGCGCTGGGATTAATAGCAGTAATACTACTGATGCTGATCTTGGGTTTGACGATCTCTTCGCCTACCTAAAATCAAAAGACTTTAAGAACATGCGTAAGTGGGTGGTAAATCACATGGACGTGGATACCGCAGCAATTATCCGTGGCGTCTACGATCAGATGTACACGAAGGTTCAGCCGCAGTCTATCCCACAGCTGGTTCTTATTCTGGCTGACTACCAATACAAAGCAGCATTCGTCGCAGACCACGAACTAAACCTTGTGGCTTGTATGACGGAAATCATGTCGGAGGTACAAATTCAATGAAATGGATCTTTGCTTTAATTGTATTTTGGCTTTTAATTTATAATGATGCACAGCTATTCCGAGCTTTGCATTCCGCAATTGTAGGAGTTATTCAATGAGTTTTCGTGGAATCGACACATGTGTCATTTACGACTTCGAAACCATGTCGCAGAACCCGGTAGATGGCGTTGTCGTTTCCTTTGCTATGGCAAGCTATGATCCACAGCGTTTTGCTGACAACCCCTATACTTACCAAGAGATCTTGGATAAGACACAGTATATGAAGTTCGACGTCGAAGATCAGGTTAAGAACTACAATCGTAAGATTGAAAAAGACACGCTTGAATGGTGGAGCCGGCAGAATAAAGAAGCACAGAAGAAGCTAGCACCGAGTGCAGACGATAAGTCCATTGCAGATCTGTATGGATTCTTTATTGTGAATAAACCTGTTAACCTAAACAAGGTATATACTAGGCGTAATACGTTTGATCCGGTCTTTATGACTTCTCTTATGAAAGCTACTGGCAATCCTGAACCGTACGATTGGTGGAGTGTCCGTGATACGATTAGTTATATTGAAGGGTTGTCTTATGGTGTAGATCTGAATCCAGGCTTTATTCCCGAAGGTCTCGAGGATAAGTTTGTTAAGCACGATCCTACCCACGATATTGCAATGGACGTGATGCGTATGCAAGCATTAGTTCAAGCCGTTACGGCTTTCTAGGAGGTGTGATATGCTAAAACTGTACAGTAAAGATAAATGCTTTTACTGCAAGCAGCTGAAAAAAAAACTGGACGAATGGGGTTATGATTATATTACTGTCCAGGTAGATAGAGATCCTACTGCAATGGACTTTATGAACCAACGCGGCCATAAAACCGTGCCTCAACTGTATTATAATGACATTGATGTGCAACAGGGACAATCTACCGAGTTAACAAAAGAGAAACTTGGTGATAGAATTGAACGCGTAGTCTGGCCAAATTTGGATAGTGGAATTGAATGAATCCTTTTGAATATGTGAACGCCATTAACACTGGCAAGAAAGATATTATGATTGACGATCTGGCTGAAAAAGCCTACGTCCCGTACACTATTAATCGTTCGCTGTCATACTTTAATGATACAGTTTTGGCAGCGAACGAGATGAATAAGCACCACCACCTTGACAAAAAGTTACAATTTCATTTTCTTCTTAATCTTGTTAGAAAACGTAAACGCTTCTCCAAATGGAATAAACCTGATACCAACAATGATGTTGAAGCAGTAAAAGAATACTATAATTATAGCAATGAAAAGGCTAGACAAGTATTGCCATTACTAACTAGTGAACAAATTGCTATTATAAAAGAAAAGGTTAATAAAGGTGGTAAAGTGGGAAGATCTAAATAGGATAGATCAGGATAGTTTTCTTAATAAAGCTTCTTATCTAATTTCACGCGGATACGCAGAAAATACTGATATAGAAGCTTTAGCAATTAAGATTTATTACACTTCTCACCAGAAAGACCGTGATAACGCGAAAGATTAGCTTTTTGCATTTTGGCACCACATTTCGGACATTCTAAAATTTCTCTTTTTATAGCCGCTTCAGATTGCTTTTTCTTTGATTCTTCGGTTCTTTTAGTACCTAAAGCATATTGATTATTTTTATTAGCTTTAGATATTTTTAATTTACGTTCTTCAGAAGCCGGTCCCAGTTTTTTACCCAATGTCGAATGCCCATGTTTGGCTCTATGCTTGGCAATAGCTTCCATTCTTTTTTCTAAATGCTCTTTCGTTTGTTTCCTACCAGTATTAGAAGATTTTACTGCCATAATCCTAGCTTCGGCTGATGATATTTGACCACTTAAGGCTTTCCATGCAATATAATCTTCTTGCTTATTATATTCTTCCCAAAGAAGACGATGTTCTTCTGCATGTTGTTCTACGGTAACTTTTTTAAGATTTGATGGATTATCAGACCCACCCATATGCCGAGGTATTATATGATGATAATGATGCATGATTGAAACTCCTTATTACAGATCTATTTATACAATTTCACTTTTTCATAAAGTTAAAGTTTAAATTGATATAAATATTATCAGGAAGCGTAAACGCTTCTCCAAATGGGATAAACCTGAGCTGGTATCCGACGTGGAAGTGGTAAAAGAATATTATGGATATTCCGATGAAAAGGCCAGACAAGTACTACCACTCCTCTCGTCCGACCAGATTATGAATTTGAGAGAGAAGGTATACAAAGGTGGTAGAAGAAAATAATAATGTCCATTGGACACCACAAGACATGCTCGAAGTTATTTTAGACGAGCCAGATGATTTTTTAAAAGTACGTGAGACGCTAACCCGCATCGGTGTTGCATCGCGGAAAGATAAAAAGCTATTTCAGTCTTGCCATATTCTGCATAAACAAGGCAGATACTTTATCGTTCACTTTAAGGAACTGTTCTTACTGGATGGTAAAAAGTCTAACTTAGAAATGAATGATGTACAGCGCAGAAACACAATTGCCACTCTGCTATCTGACTGGGGCTTAATTAAGCTTGCAGCCGGTGGTGGATTAGATTGTGCTCCTCTGCGTCAAATTAAGATCATCCCATTCAAAGAAAAGAATGAATGGGAACTGTGTCCCAAGTACAATATTGGTAACAAGTAATTTATCCTAAAAGATAAAAAGCAGGTATTCCGTAATTGCATATCTGCTTTTTTATCTTTAAAGATAAATACAACCGGATGCCGGAAACGGGTCCACAACATTCTTGCTTGTATAAAGGAGATAAAAATGACAGGCGTAAAAACACTATTCCCGCGTTCATCTTTTGTTGGTTTCGACCATTTGTTAAATGAACTGGACTATGTTGCAAAGCATAGCCAGGACAATTACCCTCCACATAATATCTTAAAGACCGGCAACACCGATTATCTAATCGAATTAGCTGTTGCAGGCTTTACTAAAGATGAACTTACAATTGAAGTCAAAGATCGTACTTTGACAGTGATCGGTGAACACGTGTCCAAAGGTCGCGAGTACATTCACCGTGGTATTTCCACCAAGAAGTTCAAACGCACTTTTAGGCTGTCTGAACACGTTCAAGTATACGGAGCAGATCTTAAGGACGGAATTCTGTCAGTAGAACTGAAGTATGAAATCCCAGAAGCTTTGCGTCCTCGTAGAATCGAAATCGGTCATTACGAGGATAACACAAATGACACAGACACTAAAACACTTCTTACAGAAGATTGAAAAACACTTTGTAGCACAAAAGGCAATTAAAGAACTAAACTCATTATCTGATCACGAATTAAATGATATGGGTATTTCTAGAGGCGATATCTATTCAGTTGTACATGGCGACAAAGATATGAAACGTTGCGCTAATGTAAATGATAACCTGAAAGGATTCGTGTGATGAATGGAGCTATTCTTTATTTTACTCATGGTATCGGTGATTTTGGTACTAATGTTTTTGCTAAGATCAGTCGCTCGTTCCATAAAATCGGATATCTCCGAGCTGCAGGCGAGCTATCAAGAGCTGGATACTTTGAAGAAGCAAACAAGTGTTACAGACTGGCAAAAAGTCTATAAGTAGTCGGGTAGGCCTTAGGGCCTACCTTATTAATTACATAGGGTTATAAGATTATGAATAATGATTCTTGGATAGTTGAAAATATTATCCCTAAACAGAAAAGTAAACCAGTTAGAAACTTTATAGAATCAGTAGAAGTAAATTATAGTCCTACCCGAAAAACCAGATTAAAACTTTGCGTGTTAGGTAGCTGGGCAGCACAAATGCCACCATATGGATTGGCAAGGTTAAGTGCGCTAACGAAATCAGCTGGGTACTGGACTAAAATCTATGATTTTAATGTACACACTTATCATTTTTTAAAGTATGAAGATTCTGCGTTAGAGGATGCATTTAACCCTGCTAATGATTGGTGGTGGAGAATTCCTGATGTTTATTATAAAAAAATATTTCCTGCATATCAAAGTCTTTTAGAAGAATATTTAGAATATCTACTGGAAGATGATCCAGATATTATTGGCTTTAGCGTTTATCATACGAATGTTTTATCGACTCTTTGGGTTGCTCAGAAAATAAAAGAAAAAGCCCCACATATTACTCTTATTATGGGTGGACCTCAATGTAGTGATCAAAACTTTATAAAGCCAGATTTAATAGATTATTACTTTGTTGGTGAAAGTGAAAAAAATATACTAGCATTTTTAGAAGACTGGGAAAATGGTATAAAACCCAAAAATCCTAAAATTGGTCAGCTATATAGTAAATTCAGAATAAACATCGACAGTCTCCCATATCCTGATTATTCAGATCTTAATTTAAATATGTATGCATCACAAGGTGCTGCTTGTACTGAATTAAGCCGCGGCTGTGTTGCTAGATGCACTTATTGTAGTGAAGTTTGGTACTGGAAATATCGTGATCGTGATGCAATTGCAGTAGTGAATGAATTAGAAAGTCAATTAAAAGAATATGGTATTAATTTTTTCTTTTTTGTTGATAGTTTAGTAAATGGTAACATTAAAGGTCTTAGAAGCTTTGCTCAGGAGTTAGTGGATAGAAATTTAGGCATTAAATGGTGGGGGTACGCTCGTATAGACGGAAGAATGGATCTCGAGTTACTCCATCTCCTTGCTAAGTCTGGGTGCCAGGGACTTAATTTTGGTATTGAATCCGGTAGTGATAGAGTTTTAAAGGCAATTAACAAAGGCAATACTGTTGCTGAAATAAATCAAAATATAAAAGATTGTAAAGCTGTTGGTATTAAATCTACTGTATGTCTCGTTATCGGTGCTCCAGGTGAATATATCGAAGATCACAATCAAAGTCTTACTATGATGTGGAATCATAGAAAAAGAATGTTAGCCATAAGTCCGGGGCCGGGTTTAGGTGATACGCCTGGATCAACCTATGATGATCGTAAAAGATTTAATATTAATGAAAGAGACGATCCATGGTTAGGCGGTTGGTGGTCTTTAGATTTTATGAACACCAAAGTCCACAGACTTATCCGCGTAAAAACGATGCATATTCTTTTAGATCTAGCTAAAGACCATGGAGGAACTCTATTCAATCTTCATGAGTCTGGCAATACTAAAAATCATTATATGATAAAATATAATGAAGATACTTTTTACGAAGATTTAGAATATGAATCAGATTTTAATTTTAATGTAATTAGCTCAGGTCTCGGGGTCTTTGCTGATTCAGTAATGAATGAAATATTTGCATTATTGAGACTTATTTGGAAAGCCCGTGGGTCATATGAAATAAAGATCCATTTTAATCCTGATATTGATAATGAGGATTTCGGATCAGTAATAAATCCATCAACTCAAAAATTTATTTGTAATATAGATTTTAAAATTGATTCAGAGGGGAATTATACTGTAAATAATTACTATAATTTTGAAAACTATAATGAAAAACATTTAGATAAAAACTTTGAATATATACATAAAGCAACAGGTAGCTGGTAAAAATAAAATGTAAAGAGTTATTTGGTAACCCACACAACCAGAAAATTGATATAGACCGAAGGGATATATACATTTCTGGGTAACACAACACACAGGAGAACTATAATGAAAATGCTAGTAAACTATTTCCAAAATGCAAAGTCAGACTTTGTCCGCAAAACCATTCAGGACAAAACTTTGGCTGATGCAGCACATAACTATATCAAGGCACAGACGGCTTTTGCTCACATGCTAATTGATAATACAGAAACGGTCGTAAAGCATACATTCGATACTATGACAAAGGTGAATAAAAATGAGCAATAAGAATCCATTTGAAATCCGCGCAGAAATGCTTAACCTTGCAAAAGAGTATATGGATCAGCAGTATCATATGAATATCCAGTTTTTGGAAAATATGGTTGCTGAAGGTAAGAAAGCTCGTGAAGATATTGAAGAGCAACTGAAAGAAGCTTATAAGATGTATTCTATGGATGAACTTATGTCAAAAGCTAAAGAGATGTATGCTTTTGTGTCAACCAAAGACTAATTAAAATAATAAATACCTCTGTGTCACCCGACATGGAGGTATTTTTATGTCAGACGATAATTTAGACTTAAGCGAATTCGATTACATCATGGCAGCAGTTGCTGAATATTCTATGGATCGTAAATTGGATAAAGAGATGTTTTGGAACATCATTAACCATGTCGAAGACGGATATGAATTTCTAACAGCTATTGAAGCGCAAAGCAATCTCATGGAAATTGTGGAAAATCATAATATTATGAGAAAATATCATCAGGAAAAAACGAATGAGTAACTTTATTGATTTGGGAGATTTACCTATATATAATGATTTAGAATTAGAACTTCTTCAATTGGTAGATCTTACTGCAAATCAATATTGTGTTACCTCCCCCAAAGGACATGAGAATAATATCTTTTATGGGGTTGGTAGCTTAAAATACGATTGGTCAAAATCCATTGTAACAGAAGACGGATCAGTTAACGTCCCTTTACGAGATACCGTAATAACAGAATCCGATTTCACCGAGGTCTGCAATTTATTCAAAGATACTTCATTCGAAAAGATTTACGATGCTCTTTGTAAAAAATATATTGTAGGTAGACTTCGTATTATGATATTGGAACCTAGCGTGTGTTTATCGTGGCACCAAGACACTGAAGAACGTATTCATTATCCGATAAAAACTCAGGAAGGCTGCTTTATGATTATCGAGGATGAGATCAAGCACCTCGAGCAGAATAAATGGTATTATACAAAAACGTTGAAAAAACACACTGCTTTTAATGGAAGTAAACATAGACGTATCCACTTAGTAGCAAACATTTTGGGTTTACGCTAATATAAAACTATGATATGATGTACCTAATTATGGAGGTACTATGACTTTTTATACCAATGTGGGTCGGTACGGTAATCAGATTCTGTACCGTGGATATACTGACAACGGCACACCCGTTTTACAAAAATACAAATTTAAACCAACATTATACGTACGCAACAACGGCACACATGAATCTGACTGGAAGTCGATGGAAGGTGAGCCGGTAGCACCTGTGCAGTTCAATAGCATGGGCGATGCACGTGACTTCATGCAACAGTACGAAGACGTGGTTGGCTTTAAGTTCTGGGGTAATACGAACTACATCCATCAGTTCATTACCACTAAGTTTCCCGGTGAGATCAAGTTCAACCGTTCGTATCTGAACGTTGCCAATCTCGATATCGAGGTGCACTCTGAGGATGGCTTCCCCACACCAGAAGAAGCTGCACACCCAATCACAGCAATCACTATTAAGACCAGCCGATCCAGTGTTTACCACGTGTTTGCACTTGGTGACTGGGACTTTAAGAAGTCACCGCTACAGCATCTAAACATCCAGTACCATAAGTGTGGGTCCGAAGTAGAACTGCTGGTCAAGTTCCTTACGTTCTGGAAGAAAGACTATCCAGATGCTATCACTGGTTGGAACGTACGATTCTTCGATATGCCTTACATCATCAACCGTATCGCTCGTCTTGGTGATGAGAAAGCCGCTAAGTCGCTATCACCGTGGGGCATGATCGAGAAACGTTCTGTACAGTTCAAGAATAAGAACATGGACATGTACGACATTATCGGTGTTGCCCAGCTGGACTACTACGATCTGTTCCAGAAGTTCGGCTATAGCTACGGTGCACAGGAATCGTATAAGCTGGATCACATTGGCTACGTCGTGCTTGGCGAGAAGAAGCTGTCGTACGAAGAGTATGGTAACCTCCGTAATCTGTACAAAGAAAACCATCAGCTTTATATCGACTATAACATCAAGGACGTAGAACTTGTAGACCGTATCGATCAGAAGATGGATCTAATCACACTGTGTCTTACGATTGCATATAAAGCTGGTGTGAACTACTCCGATGCATTCGGTACTACCGCTATCTGGGATTCGATTGTGTATCGCCAGCTGAATGCACAGAAGATCGCAGTGCCACATAAGAAGCGCGGCGAGAAGATCGACGTTAAGTTTGCGGGCGGGTACGTGAAAGAACCTATGATCGGCATGCACGAGTGGGTGGTTAGCTTCGACCTGAACTCACTGTATCCAAACATCATTGCACAGTGGAATATGTCGCCTGAAACACTTATGACTGATCCATGTGATATGCTGCCTGGTGGCGTAGAACATTATCTTGGTCCAGATCCTATCCATCCAGCCCAGCGGTCACGTAACATCGCTGTTGCGGCTAACGGCTCTACGTATCGTAAGGATATCGAAGGCGTTATGCCGAAGATCATTGTGGACTACTATGCTGAACGCAAAGCCACAAAGAAGCAGATGCTGGCAAAGCAGTCCGAGTACCAGAAGAAGCCAACTAAAGAGCTGGAGCGTGAGATCAACCAGCTCGAGAACCGGCAGATGGCGATTAAGATTCTACTGAACAGTTTGTTTGGTGCACTTGGTAACCAGTACTACCGTTACTTCGATCTACGCATTGCCGAAGGCATTACGCTTACGGGTCAGTTCGTTATCAAGTGGTGCGAACGTGCAGTTAACCGTGAACTGAACAAGATCCTTGGCACTGACGAAGACTATGTTATCGCTATCGATACTGACTCAGTCTATGTTAACTTCTCCAAGTTCGTGCAGAAGTTCAAGCCCAAAGATCCGGTGGCATTCCTGGCTGAAGTCTGTGATGGACACTTTAACAAGATGTTCGAAGCATCCATGGACGAACTGTTCGACCACATGCAGGCATACCAGAAGCGTATGGTTATGGAGCGTGAGGTTATTGCTGACCGTGGCATTTGGCAGGCGAAGAAGCGGTACATCCTAAACGTACACAACAGCGAAGGTGTACAGTACGCCGAACCGAAGATGAAGATCATGGGCATTGAAGCTGTTAAGTCCAGTACACCAGAGGTTGTACGCAGTAAGTTTAAAGAAGCATTTAAGCTTATGATTGCTGGCGATGAGAAAGGCACACAGCGCTTTATCCAGGACTTTAAGAAAGAGTTCCGTGAACTGCGGCCAGAGCAAGCAGCATTCCCACGTGGTGTTAGCGATGTTGGTAAGTGGGCTGATCGTCGTATGATCTATACAAAAGGCTGTCCGATCCACGTACGTGCTGCGCTGCTGTACAATCACTACCTGAAAGAACGTGGCATCGAGAACCGGTACGAAACGATCAAAGATGGTGAGAAGATTAAGTTTGCCTATCTTCGTATGCCGAATCCTATTAAAGAGAATGTTATCGCATTTCCAGACTACTTGCCACCCGAACTGAAGTTGGATAAGTACATTGATTATGACAAGCAGTTCGAAAAGACTTTCCTTGAGCCACTTAATCCTATCCTCGAAGCGATTGGCTGGCACTCGGAAGAACGTGTAACGTTGGAAGATATTTTCGGATAATGGTTTACAGTACACATCAAATGAAGTATAATATGATTATTAACTATGGAGAATACTATGTCTGATTGGGCAAATGATATTGCAATGATGCACCACAAGTTCGGTGTACGTGAATGGTTTGAAGCCAATAAACACGATAAAGAACTTATGCGGAAATACCTGCACTTCCGCCTGAAGATGTGTAACGAAGAAATGACTGAATCATATGACGCATTTCTAAATAACGATCCAGAGGAACTTGTAGACGGTCTGATCGATCTATGCGTTTTTGCTATTGGTACACTGGACGTATTTGGCGTGGATGCTAACGAAGCATGGAATCGTGTATATAAAGCCAACATGGCTAAGGAGGTTGGAGTTAAACCTGGACGTCCGAATCCATTTAAATTACCAGACCTCCTCAAGCCATCTGGCTGGCGTCCACCAGAACATGGGGGGAATTGGGGTGATCTCCCTAACGCTCTTTAAGAGTCAGTTTGACAACAAGACACACCGTCGTATGGACTTCTCCAGCTTTGACGAGCTGGAGAAACTACTGTATGGTTTGTCCAAGCAACCGAAGAAAGGTAAGAAGGATGCAGAACTTATTTCGCCAGCTGTATACGAACCTGGTACTACTCGGGCCAACAAAAACGTTACTGCTTGGGCAGGTTGGTGTGCTGTTGATGTTGATGACATTGAGATTGATGGAGAACTGAATGAATTTGTTAATTCACGGGTTTCTAACTGGCGGTATGTTTGTTATTCTACTGCAAGCTCGCGTCCTGGTAAACCAAAGTTTCGCCTCGTCTTCGAACTTGACCAGCATGTGGCTGTGGATGAAATCAAACACTTCTGGTTCGCACTCCAGTCCCACCTGGACGATGCAGGAGATAAACAATGTAAAGACCTCAGCAGAATGTATTACATCCCTGCGACGTATGCTGATGCTCATAATTTTATTTTTAGTGGCGGTAATGAGCCACTATGCGTATCTGCTTTACTTGCTAAATACCCCTACGTAGATAGGGCTAAGAGTGGTAACACGTTTCTCGATCGACTACCTCCTGAGCTAGCAGAGCAAGTTATTAACCACCGTAAGTCCATGATGCAAAACACCAACATTTATTGGTCTGGTTATCATGACTGTCCATT